CTTCTCCAGTCTTTACAAAGTGCTCTTCTTTCCAGAGCGGCTGTGTATTTAAGTAATTATGTAATTCTGCATTATTATGATCTGTAGATAATGGAATAACATGATCTATGTGCCATTGACCATAGTTGTCCCAAGACATAAGTTCGCCATTATTTCTTGCATAAAATTTACTCTCTAGGTATACTAGATAGTCTGGAATAGAACAACCCAAATACTTAACAACACTATAACTTTTAGTACCTTTTAAAAAGTGCTTAAGTCTACTTTTTATGTTTTCTCTAATCTTAGTTTGAAGATGAACCTTTTTTCTATTAGATTGATATTTCACCTTTTTGCTTTTTCTATTAGCTATAGAACATACTTGACATAAACAGTGTATAGATTGTTTCATTGCAACTTGACCACAAGCACAAATTCGTGGCTTAGTAGTTTTCTTTCTCCACGCTTTAACTGAAGCACTACTAGTTTTTCTGCGCTTAGTTAAGTAAGAAGGCTCTAAAGTTCGCACTTCATGAGCCTTTTGCCAAGCATCCTTTCTCTTAAGTTTATAGCAATCACTACATAACTTAATCCTAATGTGTTCTATAGGCTTTCCACAGGCACAATCCATTTTACAATCCATGCTCTATAACGCACATCTGTTCACCAATTAACATTTCACCTTGATGAGACATAACGCTATAACACTTTAAAGCCTTAGTGTTCATCCAGAATCCAACAACTAAGTCAGCCATTACGCCTAAAAATGCTCCAGCAGCTAAACTAACTACAGTAACCAAAACTATACTAAGCGTTCTCATCTACGATCTCCGGAACCACAGCTAGTGGCGCTGGATCTTTTCTAATTGCAAGAACTTCTACTACATGGTTAAGGTCAGCAAGCTTAACTTCGAGGGTTTCACCGACCTTTTTACCAATTAGACCAGTCATTAACTCAGCTATGCCGCTTTCTGAGATTCTAAACTTAGAGCGGAAGATGCCTTTATCTTGAGCTTCACCAGGAGTAGTTGAGGAAATAACTACATAGTCATTCACGCTTTCAACCGTATCTACTGGGATCAGTCCTTTTTCTGCATCTTCTTTATCAGAAGCCTCGTTGTAATCCTTAAGGCGCAGTTCGTCTGCTTTTGCTTTTAGGGCTTCAATATCTACACCTGAAACTTCTTGATAAGCTAAGAGGCGGTATTGTAGGTCATTCATAACACCAACTGTACGACCTAGATCAGACTGCATGCTTCTATTGCTCTGCATGAATTGTTGAATTAGCATTTGGGAGATTCTAACCGCTTGGGCCAGTTGTTCTACTTGCTGCTCAAGTGCCTCGAATCTTTCGCCTTTTGATTTTTCTCTAAAGCCATTACGTCGCATTACTTTCCCTTTTCTTTTTCTTTTAAACGTTGAGCCATAAGTTTTAGTATTTGTACCTCATCAGGACTTAGGTCTGCGATCGGTGATGCGCCAAACAGTGATCCTAATTTAGTGTTTAAGAATTTTCTAACTTCACCCTCAATAGCATCGTATTCTTCGCCCTTAAAACGAATAATCCGTTTTGATAGGATGTCGTTTATAGCATTAGCTTGATCTAGTTTGCGTTGTTCCGACGTTTTAACCAGCTTTCTACTGCTAACGCTGGTATCGATATCACTATCGGCAGGAGCAACAACATCAACAACTTTCGGTTGTTCTTCAGTTGCTGCCACAGGCTGCTCATCCTTTTTGACATGTTTTATATCCACAAAATGTGTTAAATCAACCGTTTTAAAATCATGCTCTTCTGCCATTTTCTTGTACAGCATATTAGCTATATTGAACTGAGGTCTATTAAGAGGCTCTTTATTTTCTACGCAACGTCTCCAATGAGCTTCTACATTGGGATCGCTTAATAGATATCTTTCTGCAAAGTTGCGATCTTCAAATTCTCTAAAAATTTCAACATCATCAACAGAAAGTTGTGGAGTTCTACCGTATACATACGGCCATATACAGATCTCGCCATACCAGCTTCTATCAAATACAACGTCCTTGCCGTCATATTTCATCAATAGATCTACCATCTCATCTAAATACGATGGTCCAGTATAGCCAGGTGTACTATATTTCTTATTGGGAGCAGACATGTGCACTACTTCATAGCCTTGCTTTTTATAATGCTCGGCTACGGTTGACTTGCCTGACCTATCTAAACCTTCCAACATAATAAACATGTTAGCCTCTATACCTATTGCCTTTAGCAATGTTTTCATGTTTCCATAATGGCTGTAAATTATCTAAAGCCCAACTATTTTTAAAACCTTCATCATCTGTTGAATTATACTGAAACCACGAATCAGGAGTTATATGGTCTATTTCCCATTCGCCGTAATTGTCCCAAGACATTCCTTCCTTAAAAGAAGATTCTAAGTGAACCTTTAATTCGTCAACAGAATATCCTAAAATATCAAATGTAGATTTTTTATTTTTATTGGCTAATCGAGCTTTTAATCTAGCTACTAAATTAGCCTTCATAGAACATCTAATACGTTTTTGCTCTGGTGTATATTTAGTTCTTTCTAAGTCTCTACACTTTTTACAAGTTCTTTGAGCGTCATAGTGAACTCTATATCCCACATCTATATTACATTTAGGACATCTTTGTTTATATTTTGTGCACTTGTTGCCTGATTTATTGTATGTTGTAAAACTGTCTTCATAGTCTACATTACTAAAAGTATTTTTACGAAATCTTTCTTTGTTTATATGTTTATGCCCTGGTCTGTTTGCTACTTTTGGAGATTGCAACAAGCTACAAGATAAACAAAGAAGCTTTAAATAATGTTTTCTAACATAACCACGATCTTTTCCACAAGATGAACACGTAGCTTTATAATGTTTATGGTTACTATTAGGCTTATAAATATAATCAATATGTTCCATGAAGCATATTATACTTCTGGATTTCTTTTGACTATACGATACGTTGAATAGAACGAATAGATTCTAAGGCGATTTTGTCGGTGATAATCTCTAACATACACATAGCAGCTAGCACTCTTATGATTTTATAAGTTTGCCACTGTGAGAAGGTATTACCACTCGGTGATTGGTAAAGTACAGAGTGGCTACCTTCTTCAGAGTACATTATTCATCTAATCTATTAATTGGGTTAGGAGTAGCATGCCCGTCGACAAATATAGGCTTAGATGTTGCGCCAAATGTTTTAGCTGAATCTTTCAAAGATTCGCTATGATTTACAACATCACTTGCTTGTTTGTTTTTAGCTTCAGAAAGAGTGTGCTCATGAAGCTCTTGATCTCTTTGATTTTTAGCATGAGCTATTTCTTTTTCATGAGCAGCTTGTTCTTGTTGAGCTTGAAGTTGTTGAGCTTGAGCTTCTGCTTGTTTTTTCTGTTGGTCTATAGTTAACAAAAGCTGTTGCCAAGCCATAAAACTTGGGTCGCCTGGGATATATTGCAGTTCTCTACGCTCAATTGCCCCTTTATCGCCCATCAAAAGCTCTCTAATCTCACCTTTAGTCATGTTTTTTTCGACTAGTGCCCAAAAGGCTTGGTTTAGAGGAAGATCGGCTATTGGAAGCGCAATCGGATCCTTACGTGTTTCACGAAGCAAGTCATTCATAGAGCGATGAACAGACATTTCAGCTTGTAACAGGGCAACATTGGTTTGTGCCGTTTCATCATTATATCCAGTAAATTCAAACTTGTATTTGTTAGACAGTTCAGGCGAAATAGAAGGAAATATGTCTCTGTTGACGAGGTCTTCGATAAACATCAGAATTGGATATAGTCCGCGCTCACGCGAGTATTCAATCTTGTATTCGTTGTTGGCTTGTTGAGAAGGTGCACGACCGTTTGCAGAAGCCAAGTAATCTAAGCCAAGCTCTACTGGATCGATTTGGAATTGAGTACATATAGCTCTTAATAAATGGTTGTTAAAGTTAATGTATTCCATCTCCTTTGCAGATCCAGCCATTTGAACCCACTGTACTTCGTCTAGTCCAGAGACAATTGGAGTTCTCCAAGCATTTTGAGTTCCAGTGATAGTGGAATAGAACTGACGACGGAAATTAGAGAGTTGAGTTTGAGTTACTGTACCCTTAAGGTGCAAAATACCTCTAGCTGCATAACCATGAGTAAAGAAGTTAGCATTATAGTTCTCAACGTTTAAGTGGTTAGTAACGTTAATGATCGCTAGTTCTAGTGGAGAATAGCAATATCCCATAGAATCTGCAAAGTTCTGCGGGTTGAAATTCTTAAAGATAAGGTCTGCATCACCGAATGCTGCAAGCATTCGTTGGTCGTAGGACATCTGAACATACCGGAAGTATTCGACATCTGGCGAATTGACCTCTTGATCTTTTTTGGGATCGTTAGAGCCATTACGGCGCTGCACATAAAGAGCCTGTGCTTGAGCCATTTCTTTTTCAACCATCTCTTTAGATGATTGTTTATTGATTAGGTAGACGCTTTCAGCTGGAAGAGGCCTGAAACGGTGTAAAGCTTGTTTTCTTGTTAAGACCTTTTCAATTGCAACATGGCCAAAAGTAAGTGCATCTCTAACGATAAGCTTAATGAACTCACCAAAGTACATCCTATCTTCCATAGGGGTATTCTTAGTGCGACCGCAATTATAAATGAAGTCTTCTAACTGAGCTATTTCTTCGCGATCTGCTTCTGTAAAATCTTCTGTACCGTCTCGCTTTATCACTCTAAAGCCCATATCAAAGCGACGATCAGATGGCTGGACACGAGAAAAACGAAGCAGTGTATCTACACGAGCTTGAATAATAGCAGATACAAGCCAATCCCTAACAGAAACCTCTTTAAGGGTCCTGTTAGAAATCCTTGACATTTTGTGCTTATATAGATAGTGTTGATTTGTATTTTCGAAATATGGATCATCTATGATTGCTTTACGACCAATATTGCTAGAATTATCTGGTTGAACCATAGGACTTTCAGCAATGTTGTCTGCATCTGACTTGGACAGATCATCTATTTCGCTTATCAAGCGTTGTTTGATATCGTCAAAGATACTCATTACTTATTTCCTTTAGTTATAGTGACCATAGAAAACTTCCATCGCCACCGACTTCATCGTCTTCTTTTTCAAGTTGACTAATAGAGCCTATTTTGCCTAATTTAACTGTGTCTACATTTTGTTCTGGATTTAACGGTAACCCCATAGCAGCTGCATATTCAGCTGGAGTTGGAGTTCTATAAAAGTTGCCTTGTTTATCAACTATTGAACTACGGTCTAAATCCATTTCACTATTAGATAATATTATACTGGACTTACTGAATAACATTGTCATAGGATACCTTAAAGCATCCAACCAGTGGTCAAATTCTGAATCTGGGTCTTCTGTTACCTGACCAGATGCATCTGTTTTAAAGTGAAACATATTAAACTCTTGCACTATAGGAGCACATGTTTCTTTCGCAAAGAAGATTTTTGTATCAGCTAGTCCAGGGGTTCTAAGCCACTTCTTCATTATCTGTATGCCAGTCATAATGTTACCCTTATCTACTTCATTAGCAGTGGGTAAACCAGCTTTTCTCATCTCTACAGCGTCACCGGGGTTGGCCATATCCGGATAATACAGTTGGCACCGATATAGATGATGCCACTTATTCTTAATGTGATTGATCCAAGTAGGATTGCTGACGTAGGTCATGCCGTCGCAGCGCACAACATAGATGTTCTCACGATTATCTACAAAAAAGTACACTACTGTTGAGGGGTTAGACCATCCCCAGTCAATACCACCATAACAAGCTAGGTTCATTTCATGGCATTTTTTGACGAAAATATCGTGGTTGCACTCACCAGGAAAGTCTTTTCCCGTCAAAATTCGCCACATTTGGTTCCACTCTTTAACGTGGACCTTTTCTTCAAATTCTTTGAATATGATGCCTTCTACAGAAGGTTTCAAGTTAAATAACTGTGAAAGAGTCCAATCTGAGCCGTTTTCCATAGTTTTCTTTATGGCATCAGAAATCGGCTTTAACATGTTTGACTTAGAAGTTTGCTTTTTAGCGTCACCTAAGCATACAGCGGCCATGGGACAAACTAGACATTTATCGCCAGGAAATTGATTCTCGACGAATTCACTTTTTTGTTGTGAAGCTTTTTGCTTATATTGCTCTTCAGTAATGGTCTCCATCGTGTCTTGTTTGACGTAACCGATGGTTGGTATGGTTCCAGATCTTTCATCTGGACATCTCTGGCTGAATTCTAGAGC